CTAGAAATTGGTATAACTTCAAATTTGAAAATATATCAAAAGTAAAGTCTGTACATTCAGATTTATACTTTTATACTGTTGACCTATGGAATAGATTAGGTCAAAAAAAGGAATTTGGACTTCCTACATCTGTAACTATGGAATCACTTGGTATAGGTTCTTACAATACTTACAAGAAAACTTTACAAGATTTAATAGATTTTGGATTCTTAAAATTGATAAAAGAAAGTAAAAATCAATATCAAAGCAAGATAGTTGCCCTATCAAAAATTGACAAAGCGTTGGACAAAGCGTTGGACAAAGCACATAACAAAGCGTTGGACAAAGCAACTGACAGTATAGATAAACAAAGAACAAAGAACAATGAAATAGATTCTAACGAATCTAATAAACCTAAAATTACTTTTGAAGAAAGACAACAAAAATTCTTAGATTGGTTTAATAATAGAGTTTTATTTCATAAAGGTAAACTTGGCAACTTTTCTATATTATCAAAAACAACTCAAAACAACTTAAAAACTATTTTAAAAAATAATTATACTTCTGAACAGCTTAACAAAGCATTTTCAAATATGTATAATTCAAAATGGGTAAAGGATAATAAAATGTGTACACCTACTCACTTTTTAGTTATAGATAATTTTGAGAAGTATTTAAACCAAGATTCAAGTTCGGATAATGTAGTACATACAAACATTGAATTGAATTGATATGTACAAGCAACTACACGATGTTTCAGCAGACTTGAATAGTCTTAGGGAACAAGGAATACAGCATGGCAAGTACATTGGTTGGGATTTTAACGCACTTCCACTTACAATCAAAGAAGGTAGCACAACTTACATTGGTGCTTCTCCTGCAAGTGGTAAAACGGAATTATGGTTTGAATTTCTTATAAACCTTTCTTGTCAGTACGGATGGAGACATATTGTATATTCTCCAGAGACTGGAACTCCAGAAGAAATATTTGCAGAGTTATGTTACAAGTTTATTGGAAAACCATATATCAAAAGTCAAGGCAGAGAAATGAATATAACTGAAAGAACTAAAGCAGAATATTTTATTGGTGAGCATTTTATCATAGTAGACCCAGTAGATGCAGATTTAACTATTGATATGTTTTATTCACTTTGTGATAGTATTGAAAGAGATTTAGGTAAAAAGTTTCACACAACTACGATTGACCCATGGAATGAACTAACGGAAAGCTATGAACCTAACGACCTTGGTAGAGAAGATAAATATTTGAGTAGAATTTTAGGATTAGTTCGTAAGAATGCAAGAAAGACAAATAGACATAATTGCATAATTAACCACGTTAGAGACCAAGCACCAGTAACCAAAGATGGTAAAACTTATTATCCAATGCCTACGGCACGTGATTTTGCAGGAGGACAAGTTTGGTTTCGTAAGGGAATGACTGTATTAATGATTTGGAGACCGCCTTATGGAATGGTAGGAGATGATGGTAAAATGTTTGAAGATAATGAAGTTCATATCCGAGTAGCTAAAGCAAAACCTAAAGGAACAGCAAAGGTTGGTATTTACAAAATGTTTTTAGATTTAGAAAGATACCAGTATTATATGCACGGACACATGGAAAGCAGAGTGTATGGAAATAGAAAGACTTATTCATACCAACATGAGATAACAGAAGGATTAGTAACAGCCAACCTATCTAATATCGGTAGAAGCCTAAATGAAGGTTTTAAAATGATTGAAGATAAAGATATGCCTTTTTAATTATGAATGAACTAGATTTAATACTCGCTAGAGTAAATATTAACACTACAATTGCAAAACTTAAACTAAGTACAGATGAAATAAAGGAAAAGAACCCCCAAAGAACCGATTTAACGAACTCAATGGAAGATTCCATAGGACAACTCGTTTTTTCAGTTTCGATGTATGACGTGCTAGAAAAAGAGTATAGAACGGCAAGATTACTTTCTCATAACTATTGCAGTCACATTATGCAGTTAGAAGAAAGAATTAGATTATTAGAAAAACAAAATAAATTATTATTAGAAGGATTATGAAAGCAAGTGAATTAAGAATTGGTAATTATGTAATGGCAATAAACAATTATATGGATGTTTTTGTAATTCATGCTATTTACGGGCAAAAATTTTTAAATATTAGGTCAAGTGAATATAAAAATTATGAGACAACTATTAAAGATGTAAAGCCAATTGAATTAACAGAAGAATGGATGTTAGAGTTTGGCTTTAAGAAAGATTTAGATAAAAGTTTTATGAAAAATGATATTTCTATTTTTTTAGATAAAAGATATAAAACAAACATTTACTTACAAGCTAATGATTCAGGATATGGTTGGTTTGGATTTGAAAAAAGAATAGATTATGTTCATGAATTACAAAATCTATATTTTGCATTAACTGGTGAAGAATTAACAATTAACAATTAAAAATAAATAATTATGTGGAATATAAATATTAATAAAACATGGGTAGAGTTTACGGAAGAAATGATACCAGAAAATGCAGTTGGATTTGTTTATCGAATGACAGCAGTAATAGATGGTAAGTTTGTAATGTATATTGGTAAAAAGAATTTCTATGCCGATGTAAAGACTAAACTTGGTAAAAAAGAAATGCCTACCGATAAAAGATTGAAGCAATACAAACGTGTAAGAAAGTTCACTTACAAAAATTACTATAGTTCCAATGAAGTGTTGAAAGAACATTATAAGAATGGTGGTGAAATACATCGTACTATACTGGAGATATGTTACTCTAAAATTTCATTAACTTATTGCGAATGCAAACATTTATTCATCAACGAGGTGCTAGAAGACGAAAGTTATTTAAACAATAATATACTTGGAAAGTTCTATAAAACAACAAGTTAAGTGGTAAAGATAAAATAATTGCATATTTTTACACAAAAAAGATTGTTTATCCACAAAAGTTGCGTAGATTTGTAAAAACAAAAGGCAAATAGTTATGAACGTAATGTTAAAAAAAGCGATTGAGTTCGCAGAAAATCTTGAAGGTAAAGCTACCCAAGACAAAATTGATGAGTTTCACAACTTAATCAGATGTGTTATTTCCGAAGTAGAAAACACTGCAAAAGTAAATTCTCCTGATTATGCAACTTTAGCAATGAAAACTGAACTTGAATTAATGGTTGTTCGGTTATTATTTAAAATGTTATTCGCTAAGGAAAGACAAAATAGAACAGTAGAGTTAGTAATCAGTAATTTAAAATCATAATGGAAAAAAGATGTACAATCTTGCTTAGTCCAGAGGTAACGGAAGCTATGGATATTGCATTTGCAATTGGGTTTCAGAAGCAAGAAAAAGAAAAAGTAAAAACAAAACAACAGCAAATTTCATACGCACTAGAGTTGTTGGTAAAGTTGCACAAGCAAAACAAAATAGATAACGTATTATTAATCGGATTAAAATAAAGAAAGATGGAAGGTTTAGAATTAGAAATGAATGGTGCTACTCACGTTTTAGCAAAGATTCAAAATGAAGTTAAAGTATTAAAAAACAACTACAATGATTTTGGTAAATACAAGTTTCGTTCCGTAGAGGACATTCAAGTTGCTGTAAAACCAATTTTACTACAATACGAATCGGTTATTGTACTTTCGGATTCAGTAATTGAACTATGCAACATTCCAGTAATACAGGTACAAGCAAAGTTTATTTGTCCATTTGGAGAGATTCACGTTACAGCACAAGCTGGAGTTGATATTCATAAAAAAGGCATGGATATTCCACAGACTTTCGGTACTGCAAGTTCTTACGCTAGAAAATATGCTTTAGGTGGTTTATTATTACTAGATGATGTAGCAGATTCAGATGCTACGAATAGTCATAAAGATGAACCTAAAAAAGTATTGCCAACTTGTTCAGATTTATTATTTGAAAAAGCAATAGCACGTTTTGAGAGTGGTGAAGCAGATATTTTTACTAAGTTGGCTACTACTTATACTTTGACTATTAAACAAGCGTTAGAAATTAAAGCTATCACAAATGGATAATATTTTAAATACGATTTCATCTTTTTTTGTTTTATTTATATTAATAATATCAAGCGTGTTGTTAGTTAAAATAACGATAATGTTATGGAAAGAATAGACGAGTTATACATGGAAACAGTAATGCAGGATGATAATTACTGGTTAGAAAAAGAGTTTGAAAATAATAATTAAGAAAATGGAAAGTAAAAGTTTATTCGCAATCACTTCTGAATACAGAATGTTAATGCAAGAAATAGAAGAATGTGAAGGAGTATTAACTCCAGAGTTAGAAGAAGGCTTGGTAATTAATAAAGAACAGCTTGTAATCAAGTCAGAAAACTATGTACACGTGATTAAAAGTCAAGAAGTGTATATTGATGCAATTGATGCAGAGATAAAACGTCTACAAGCTTTAAAAAAGCAAAAAGAAAAAGCAGTTGATGTATTAAAGTCTTACTTATTACAAGCAGTTGAGAATTTTGGTACGTTTACTTCTGGATTCTTTACATTTTCAACACGTAAAAGCAGTTC